GCGTTATATGCTTCACGCGCAGCTACCTTGGTTTCCATGCTCACGGCTTTGCCATAGCTGGGTGCCATGCGAATGGCAAGATGCAGTACAATCGCCTCCCCTGCTCGATCCGGTACTGTTGCTTCTGCGTCCAGATCATCATTATTGGGGGAAGATGGCAGAGGAAAGCCCAACCGAATGCCCTTGGCATTCCAAGTGGCCATAAGGCCATTTAGCCGCCTCAAAGCGGCTTGCCATTGGTCGGGCGTCAGGTCAAAGGCGTATGAGCCAAGCCCGATTTCCTCAAAAGCCTGAAGTATGTAATCACGCTTTGTCCAAGCCATTTAGAGCCGCCTCAATGTTGGCCGCAAGTTTAGCATCAGAAGTCCGACCATCAAACCGAATACTTAACTCTCGTGCTTTTTCTTCAAGTTCTGCCCTTGTCGGTGCTGATTCTGCAACATTTACGAGCGTGGTCAAGCTCCAACCTAGCTTCAAATGCGCTGAAACTTCTTCTTCGGCGACGATGATGTAATCCACCGGCCCGTTATCGGTTTGCAGCATCTTTCCAGGCTTATATAGCATCGTTGGATTGTTCATTTCTTACCCCTTGGCTTAGCTTCTTTTTTGGCCCTGCGTGCCACATCAAGAGCGATGGCCACGGCTTGCTTTTGCGGCTTGCCTGCTTTCATTTCTCGCTTGATGTTGGCAGATACGGTTTTGGGGCTGTAGCCTTTTTTTAGTGGCATGATTGAATCTCCATAGAAAAAGAGGGGCCGAAGCCCCTCTCCGAGTTTTCCACCTATTACGGCTGGCTAAACAAGATAATCCCTGACATCTCAGGCTGCTTGTTCACCACACCAAACAAGGTATCCAAACGATACTTGGTCTTCATGGTGTTGATGTCGTACTGCTTTTGCATCACCAGCTCGAAGCCCTGGTCGGTGGTGGCACGCATCACAGCGGCCCCAGCATCAGACGGCACAGCATAGCGACCAGGCAAGATTTCCAGCGCGTCCTTCTGCCAGAAGGGGTTTACGTATGCATCAGCAGTATTGAGGAACGTAATCGCAGCGCCGTTAGCAGGCGTGGCGGTCACATTCTTGTACTGAAGTTCAGCATCGGTCGAGCCACCGGCAGAGATGATCGGGGGCGACACTTGCACCACACCGGAGCCGCCAGCACCAGACACGATAGCCGTGATGCGGAAGGTCTTGGGCTGGCCGGTATCTTGCTTCGTGATGGCATGCACCGAGTTCACGCCTGCGATGGTGAAGCAATCGCCAACCTTTACTGTGCCGGAGGTAACGGCGATGGTCAGGTTTTGATAGCGGTTGTCCACGTTCGCGGTTTCGCCAGTGCCAGCCGTCGAAGTTGCCTTCGGGGTGTAGTACTGGTTTGCGCCGTTCACGGTCACAGTCACGCCAGCGCGAGCGGTCAGGCGGTTGGCATAGTCGAGCTTGTAGGTTTCAAAGCCTGCCACGTTGCCCACGTATGCACGCTCATAGGCAGTAACGGGCTTGCCTTGCATCGTTTGGCGAGCGGCCAGGTTAGATGCCATGCCGTTGTAATCGCGGGTGGACAGTGCCAGATATCGGTCAAACTGCTGCACGCCGATTTCATTGAACATAGCGTCAGCCACGGCCACATCATCAAAACCAGCCGCAGCGGTGGTGCGCTTGACCACAACAGTGCCGGTATTGGCCGCCGTGTTCATAATGGCCACGTTGATGTCACTAGCCAGCTTTTGCTTGGCAGCGTCACCCAAACGGCCCTCTTGCAAGGTGTCGCGCAGTTCGGTAGCGGTCAGCACCCACGGCACCGAGCGGCTGAAGCCGATGGTGGCAGGGACGCTCAACTGCGTGAAGTCCTTGAAGTTGGACGTCATATCAGTGCCGCTAAACGATTGAGCAATGTAGGGCTCAGGTCGCCAGATGACGTTATTGGTGCGCTCCATCATCTGCTGATCGGTGTTGTATACCGACACATTGCGAGACAAAACCAGGGCATCATTAAAGCCCTCAATGATTGATTCAAACGCTACGCGCTCTTCTTTGGAAAATGCATTAGGCATGATTTACTCCGGAAAATGAAAGTGGTTTAGGTTGTGCGCTTCTGCTGTTTGTAGGCGAACACTTTGGAATAATCGCCTGACTTCTCGGCGTCTGCGCGAAGTCGATCAAGGGTTGAATCCACCGTGCCGGATACTTTGCCAGTGCCTTGCACTGTTTTCTCAGGCGGCGGTGCCGCTTTGCGATTAGTAACTTTCAATTGCGTCTCCAGTTTTGCAACCGCAAAAGCGAATTTTACGGGGTCACTGATTGAGGCGAGTTCCTTAGCCTTCTTTGGGTTTTTGCCAAGCGCATAAACCAACAAAGCCGGATTGTCAGCACCTTGCAGGATAACGCCTTGCTGAGTGGTGTTAAAAGACTCCTGAACGATACCTTCGGCATCGTCATAGTCTCGCACCTTCAGCTCTGCCTTGGCTTTGCCATAACTTTCCAGCTTGGCTTGCCATTCCTGCTGTTGCTTTTCAATATCGGCCTGCACCTTTGCAGCCTGCTCATCGGCTTGTCGCTTGCGCTCAAACCATTGGGCCAAGCTGGCCTCAAACTTCTCGGCGTCATAATCGAAGTCCTCTAGCGTGGGCTTCTTGCCAGGGTCATTTGCTTTTGGCGCTGATTCCTGGTTCAGCTTTGCTTCGAGTTCTCGATTGCGCTTTTGCAATTCTCGATGCTGTTTGCGCAGGTCACGCACCCATTCAGGCGCTTGCTTCTCTTCCTCTTGAGGTGGCGATTCCTCTCCGATGCTTACGATTACCTCATCATCTTGTGCTGCTTCGGTTTGAGTTTCTGCACTTGGCTCTGAGCCTTGCGCTTGTTCCTCAATCTCTTGGCTTTCCTCAATGATTTCAGTTTGCTCGTTTACCTCGTTTTCTGCCGTTTCTAGCATAGTTACCCCATGGTTTGACTCACCCCATTAAAGGCCGGGCGGATTGCCTATATTCTGTTGCTGCTGCAAAGCGCCGCCGATTGCTTGTGCAGTTTCGATGGCGGCTTTTTGCTGCGTGGCATCGACATTCGTGAGGGTTTCGATTGTCTGTGCCCTAGTTTGTTCGGATTTTGCCACAGTTAGCACAGTATCTGCTTGTGCTTTCATGGCTTTTGCTTCAGCTTCTTTTGCTGCGCTCATCAAATACATAGCCTGCGGGTCAGGTTGCTGACCCTGCATCTCGGCTTGCATTTGCTGGGCTTCTTCTTCGGTGGCTTTGATTGCGCCCATGCGGACAAGCTTACCCCGGAAATAATCGCGCACATCGCTCACGCCTTCGCCTTCGATATTCATCAAGGCCATGGCCGACAATACCTGCATGGTTTCCGGGTCTTGCGTGACTTGCATCATGCCAGTGAGTGCGCGCACGGTAGCCTGGCGCTTGCTGGAGCTGGACGGGCCAACATCCACGGCAATATCAAATTCAGCCTCGCTCAAATCGTTCTCAAATTCGACTTCGCCGGTTTCCTTGTTGAGCGTGGGCCGCATCAATTCCACCGCTTCAGAAGTGCCGCCGGATGTAATGGCCTTCATTTTCCGACCAGGTTCGACAAAGATATCCTTGGCCATGCTCAGCCAGATCTCTCCTGAGCGCTTCACGGCTTTGGCCATGTTGCTCATGTAGATAAATGTCTGCATGTCCAGCCGCTGCTGGATCATCTCCACGGCTTTGCCGCTAATGTTGCTCACTACCTTGTCGGCTTGCTGCTGATTGCCGAGCACGTCTTGCATATCCTGCTCGGTGATCTGCAAGAGCGCGGCCATTGCAGGCGGCAGGTTCGGGGCTTTGGTGTAGGCTGCTGGCCCTCCGACTACCTGCTGGCCCATTGCATCAGTCACCGGGTTGATGAGCAAATAAGGGTAGTTCTTGATGTTGTCCTCAGCCCACATCATCTGATGCCCTGCAATCTGCTCAGGCGTCAGGATGGGCTTTTCTACGCTTGACAATGCGCTAATCTCGCCAAGCTTTGAGAGCTGCATATTCTTCAGGCGTTGTGCATCTTTGGCCAGGCGCACATGGCCCATGCAGCGCTCTACGCCATCAATGAACCAGCGCTTGCCGTACATCGGCACGATGGGAATATGCTTGCCTGCGATGTATCCGCAGTCTTCAAGCACTGAACGACCGCTCAAGATGTACTTACGCACCTTGCGCCGCTTGACCTTCTTTTGGCGTACTTCTTTAGCGCCGGTGGCCTGCAACTCCACGAGCAAAGCGCCATCATCGGCCTCTAGTTCTGCATCAGTGTGGCGTTCTTCTTCTCCATCGAGCATCTCGAAAACGCGCACAGTCTCGCTCGTTTCTTCGACGCGGTAGTATTCGGCCACATAGACCAGATCAGGCGTGAGCCAGTCGAAGTCTGTTTGAAAGATGTCTTTCGGCCAAGTTGCCGGATCATCGCCCCATTCTTCGGCGTATGCGTCACGGGTCATAGCCGTGAGAACGAAGCAGCGTTTTGCGTCTGCCTTGTCCTGACGCTTTGCGTTCAGGTCAAAGAACACGCAAGAGTCAGCATCAAAAATGGGTTCAATGCGAATGCGCTGGCGCTCGTCCTCGTCGTCTTCTTCGTCCTCGTACACAGTACGCAAGCGCCATGCACCGAAGCCGCCGCCTACTGCTTCCTCGAATGCGTTGTCATAAGCTTCCTCTGCTCCTGAATCCTGCTCATCGGCGCGATAAAGCCCGTCGCAGGTTTCGGCCAGCTTGTCATATTCAGACTCGCCATTTTTCGGAACGAAGTCCACGGTTATGCGGTTATTGCGGTATTCGTTGATGATGCGAATAACGGCCAGGTGAATCTTATTCACCTCAAAGCGTGGCTTACTTTCAAACTGCTCACCTAGCTGGCCTTCCCATTGTGCACCGCTCAGGCTGTAGAACCGGCGGTCTTGTAGGCATTGCATGCGCTCATCGCGCAGCGCGGATTGAATGGCGTCGAATTCGGCCATTGCCTCGTCATGAATAGCTGCCCACTTTTCCGCTTTGCTGCGTGCCATAAAAAAGCCCCGAAGTATCGGGGCCGTTTATACCACATTGGAGCGATTATCTCCAAGCGGATACCGTAGGCACTGCCTTCACATTCTGTGGCCTTGCAAGGCCTATTTGAGCCCGCCTAGCGCCCTCGCACGCATACCGCAGGGCGTCGATTACGTGGTTGTCCCGGTCGTCCAGCACTGGCAGCACTAGCCCGGTGAGCGGGTCAATCTTGTAGCTGTAAGCTGTCAGCTCGTCGATTGTGTGAGTGCAGCGCGGGTGAACCACGATATCGAAAGACTTGAGCCACTCTACGCCTTCCTCGACCGAACGCGGCCCCTTGACGGCTGGCATGATCTTTGGGAACCCATGCCGCCGCATGTGTGAGATAGTCTCGGGCCGTGAGCTATCGGCCACGATGGGCCAGCGCTCAGAGTCTGGCACCGTGAGGAATAGCGCGGGCGTGTCCACGATCTCGCACCCGATGCGGTAGGCTTCTTGGTCTATGTAGAGCGTGCGGCCTACGATGTAGCAGCGTACCAAGACAGTCGGGTCTGAGGCAAAGCCCCAGTCAGCACCGAAGCGCAGAACCGCATCGGCTGGGGCTTCGAAGTCTTCGACTCGCCAGTTCTTGAACACGCGGGCTTCGCTGTTGCTCAGGTAGGCGCCTTCCCAAACGTGCGCCCACTTGCCAGGATCTCGCCTGCGGTCGTATTCCATCTCCTGACGCAGCACATCAGGGAACCACGGATTATCTGACCAATTGACCTGGAGAACCACGGAATCAGGTGGCGGATTGTCTCCGCGCAATAGCACATCAACCGGATCTGTTGGGCTTGCCGGGTTCCAGGTAAACAGGATTTCAGAGCCTGGCTTGCGGATTGTTGGCCGCAGAAGTTCCAGGCTTCGAGCGCTCAAGCTTTGGGCTTCCTCGACCCATGCAATGTCGTAGCCTTCTAGAGACTTGATGCTGTCGGCGGTGTGGTTCTGCATCCCCATGAAGATGATTTGCCCGCCGTTCTTGGCCTTGATGCGGGCTTCTTGCACCTCGAAGTGATGCCCGACACCAAGCGCCTCGATCTTCATTTCGATCAACTTCTTGACAGACTGGCTCAGGCTCTTTTGGATTTCACGGATGCACACGATATCGGTGCGAGCCATGAGCGAGCGCTCGACTATGTATTCAGCGACAAAGTGAGACTTGCCTGAGCCACGGCCACCGTATGCGCCTTTATATCGCGCAGGCTTGAACCACGGTTCGGCCCAGGCTGGGGTTTGAATTTGCAGTTTCATCAGTTAGAAAGCCCCCGAAGGGGCTGGATTCAATACCAAGTATCACACCACGCATCGAACGCAACATCGCCCATTCTGCGGTGCAGTTCGTCAAATGTCATTTGATACGCGATGAATCCATCAGGGTCGCAGCGATCACGCAATCCGATGGCGCTTTGAGTGCCAATCAAAGCCTCTTGCAGTTGCTCGGTAGTGAACTTTGCCAGCATCTTGTTCGCATTCATGATCGTTTCTCCTGTTTGCTGCGTTTCGGTTGTCGTGTCGCAGTGGTGTTAATGTAGAACAAACGAACACACGCGCAACATAGGAAAAACCCTAGTCCGTCACTTTTTCACAATCACGCGCTCGATCTGCTGAATCGCAATGGGCCTGTCTGAGTCGCCGGATAGCTCCAGCTTGTCACCCCACTTCTTCGGGGCCAGCTTGCTCAGTAGCCACTTGCGCGAATCGATCTGAAGCCTCTGCTTCTGCACTGCGCCGCTATCAGTCGCGCCAAATTCAGTGGAGCCCACCGGGGCATCAGCGATGGCGATGATTTCGGCTGCGATGTGCTCGTGCAAGTCTTCTCGCGCGCGTGTGTATTCTTCGACAAGCGCGGGGTTATTATTCAACCACTCGCTCAGAGTGCTTTGAGGAATCCCGACAATTTGGCAGGCTTTGAATGCGCTATTTCCTTTTCGCATGAGTGCGAATACTTGTTGCGCAATTTCTACCTTTTCGTCTTCAGTCTTTCGCGCCATTTTCCACCTCAATCAGTTTGTCAAGATAATGCCGGGCTTTTCGCAGGTCTTCGATTCCGCCTTTATCTCGCCACCGTGAAATGTATTTGACGATATTACCCTCAAAGTAGCCGAGATTATTTGATGCGATGTAATCCCAAGGCTGTACTGCTTTGGCTTTGTAGTGCGAGCCGCCGACCTGATGATTGTTTGCGCTCATGTGTTCTCCGAAGTGTACCGCATCTTGATGGCCAGATGCTCGGCCTTGCGCCTCATGCGCCTGTGGATAACTTTTTTGACTGATCTTGCACTCATCACTCACCCCGCATCGTTCAAGGTACCGAACTCGCGCCGCTGCGACAGGGTAACTGGGTAACTACCCTAAGGGTAGTAGTTACCCTGGTTACCCTAAATCGCCGCCTAGCCACCCGGTAACTGTTACCCTCCAGTTACCCTCCAGTTACCCAGTTACCCTCATTATTGAGTGTGGATAACCTGTGGATAACTTTATCGCTCATCTGCCCGCATGAGCATTGATCTTGAGTGTGCCAAGTCGCTCACTTGCCAGCCATGCTCAAACGGCTGGACGATGTGCGCGTCCAAAAGATCGGACATTAGCTTGCCTTTTGCACTGGGTTTGACGTATTGCTTGGCTGTTTCGTGGCTCATGCCTTTGGTGTGTTCCAGATATTCCATGAGCGCTGACCGGCTGATGTAGGGTTTTTCGTCGCGGGTTTCTGTGCCTGATTCAAACCATGCGGCCATGAGTAACTTCATGTGCGCTTCGGTTTTATCGTCCTTTTTTCCTGCTGTCTTTTCGGGAGTATCTGCCTGAATAATAACTGCCGAAGTAACTGCTTGGCCATCCTCATCAAACCAGCCCGGAATCTCGACCTGATCGAGCTGGACAAATACGGTTTGTGCTAGTTCCGCATCTTTACTTTTGCGCTGAACGATTTGCATTGGCATGGATTCATTGGCCGGGACGATGCTGATTTCAATATCCAAAGCGCCGCGCCATGCGCTTGAACCACGCGCCCGGTGCTGTGCCTCTTCGCTGACGCCGGTATGGTGCACAAGCACGACCGAGCACCCGAATTCAGCCATCAGCCTGTTGCAGGCGTCCAACATAGTCTTGGCATCCTGTGCGCTGTTTTCGTCGCCGGCCAAGAAGCGGTGCAGTGTATCGACCACAATCAATTCCGGGTTGTAGCCAAGTGCTCGAACCTGCTCGACCACCTTGAGATAGCCTTCGGCGGTGTTTAGGTCGCACCCGTCGCGTGAGAGCCACATCGAGAGGCTTCCGGCGTGGTGGCGATGCTTCCATGCGGCGATGCGCCCGCGCAGGCCGTGGTGCCCTTCGCCGGCCAGATACACGATGCGCCCCGGCTTGACTTTCTGGCCGCACCATTCGGCCATGCTGCTGGCCATGCGCAGGCACCAGTCAAGCACTACGAAAGTCTTTCCGCCTCCGCTTGGGCCATGCACCATGATGAGAGCGTCTTTCTGAATCCAATGCTTCACCAGCCACGAGATAGGCGCTGGCTGTGCTGAAAATTCATCGGCTGGAATCAGCCATCCATCATCACGCTGCGGTGTCAAAAGCGCGGCCAGATTGTGCCCGGCCTGCTTATAATCGTTCGCATCCATCCCTTCAATTGGAGGAATCACCACGCGCGCGCCGTACTTTGCGCTGGCTTGGTCGGCGTATTTCTGGCCAGTGTGGCTTGCATCATTGTCGGCCACGATCACAAGCGACTGAGCCGCGCCGAACTGCTCACGCAGCATTCCGCACACTGGCACAAGATTAGATGCGCTGTAGGCTATGAATACCGGCTGGCCGGTGGTTTCGTGAAGGGTTGCGGCTGTGGCAAAGCCTTCGGCAATGTAGATCGTTTGTGCATCTTCCAGCGCACCTAACCACCAATACGCGCCGCCGGTTTGCCCGCCTGGGTGGTATTTCTTTTCGCTGCTTGTGTCGATGTATTGCAGCGACACCAGCTCTCCCTCGGGGCTGTAGAGTGGCACGATCAAGCGCCCGTCACCCGTCACCCTTGCGCCATGAGTGGCAATGCCCTTGCGCTGCAGGTAGGGATGCTCAGGGCTTGCGGCCTGGGCTTCTGACCATATCCGCCCGACAACATCGGCGGCAGTTTCCCGCCGCCTTGTTAGCTCTGCCTCGCGCAGTGCTGCGGCTTCGGCCATGCGGCGAGTATGCGCCATCTGCTCGACATGCGAGAGCTTACGGCCAACATCTGCCCGCCAGGATTGCACAAGGCCTGAACGCCAGCAACCGAACTGACCGGCTGGGATGCCATCGGCAAAGATGATGTACCAGCCTGAGTCGCCGCGCTTGCCGGATGTGCAGAAGCGGTGAAGCTTGCCGTCGATGTGTACCTGTGCCGGTAGGTGCTGGATGCCAGCCGAGCGCATGGCATCTAGTAGCTGATCTTCAGGCGGTGCGACATGACGCGCCGAGTCAAGTGTTGGGAGTGACGCGACATCAAAAACGCGCCCGAGCTTTGCCATTGCCTGCTCCTGTGTTTTGGTGGCCGGGGATGATGCCACACAGACCCTAGGATGTCACCTAGGGTTTGTCCCGATGTGCAGGTGTGAAAACGTGGGCACAATAGATCCTGTTGTCACCGCACTGCCGCAAAGATCAGCCGATGCGCTGGAGCCGCCGGAAGTCGACCCGAACGCCGAAGCATCCGGCAGTGCAGTGACAACACTCCCCCAACAGCCAAACCGGAGAAACCAACATGGCAGCAAAGATGACAAAGCATGAATATCTCGCCCAGGCGCGGTACGTAGAGACTTTTGAGGCGACAGTCTGCGGCATTCCCTGCATCGTGGGCATCACGTACTACAACTATGTTCGACCCGACCGCAGCGCTTGCAATCCTTGGGACTATGAGGGAGGCACTGATTGTGAATGGGAACTGATGGACACCCGCTATAGGCTGGCCCCGTGGCTGTCGGACAAGATGGACAAGATGGGCAAGCAAAATGCTGTGCATGACATGATCGTCAAGTACCTGGAGGAGAACTAAGGGTTTCCCCTAATGGCAGGGGCCGAAAAAGCCCCTATCATTGAACCCATAGCGCGAACGGAATAGGCCGAAGGCGCTAGAACCGGAGAGATCAGATGACCTACGAATGCCCACGCTGCTCTGGTTCAGGCTGGATCAAGTGCTTTTCCCATGTCATCGGTGGCAAGTGCTTCCGCTGCCACGGAACTGGCAAAGTAGATCGCAAGCCTGTCGTGACGATCAAGTGGGTTGTGCTTGGGACTGATGCCAATGGCCAGCGCTTCCATGCATACAACACCACTGGCCGCACTGCCAAGATCGCCATCGAGCGCGCACGCACGCTGTGGACTCGTGCCTCCACTGAGTGGAAGAACACCGTCTCGCTGGCCGATGCAGTCGCAGTTCCATACGACGAGTTTTTTGCGAATGCCTGACCCCACCGCCATGCCAGCACTGTAAGCGAGCATCAGGGTTTGCCCTAATAGGCAAGCCCTGGTCAACCAGACACAATACAATCATCACCCGCCCCGCAAGGGGCATTCATCAACGCCAAACCGGAGAACCGAAGTGGCAATCAATCTGAAACGAAGCGGCACCCTGGCCGCGCATGGCGTCAAGCTGCTGGTTTACGGGCAAGCTGGCGCAGGTAAGACCAGCCTGATTCCAACCCTGCCAGCGCCCATTGTTTTGAGCGCCGAAGGCGGCTTGCTCTCAATCGCCGGGGCCGATGTGCCATACATCGAGATCAGCGACATGGCCACGCTGCGCGAGGCCTGGAGCTGGCTGCATGACAGCGCCGAGGCCAAGGAATTTCAATCGGTGGCGCTGGACAGCATCAGCGAAATCGCTGAGGTGGTGCTGAATGCCGAGAAGAAGGCGACGAAAGACCCGCGCCAAGCCTACGGCGCGATGCAGGAGCAAATGGCCGACATCATCCGTGCCTTCCGCGACCTTCCCGGACGCCACGTTTACATGAGCGCAAAGCTAGAGAAGACGCAGGACGAAATGGGCCGGGTACTGTATAGCCCGAGCATGCCGGGCAATAAAACGGGCCAGCAATTGCCCTACTTCTTTGACGAGGTATTGGCACTGCGCGTAGAGCGTGACGCAGAAGGTAACAGTCAGCGTGCTCTGATGTGTGATTCTGATGGCCTGTGGCTTGCGAAAGATCGCAGCGGCAAGCTGGAAATGTGGGAAGCGCCTGATCTTGGCGCAATCATCAACAAGATCGGAGCATAAAAATGGATTTTGTGGACTTGGAAATGCTGGCACGCATGTGGCAAGTCGCCAAAGAAGATGAACGCGCAGCCGTGGCAAAGCGCCGCGAGCTTGAAGATCAAATGAGCAAAGCGCTAGGCGTTGATGCGACACGCGAAGGCACAGAGACTCACATGCTGCCAGCCGGTTTGCAGATCAAGATCATCAGCCGCCTTGATCGAAAGGTGGACGCCGACAAGGCGCAAGAGCTGGCCGCCGAGCATGACATGGGCATGGCTCTTTCCACACTTTTCAGGTGGAAGCCTGAGATCGACATGGCCGCCTGGCGCAAAGCGCCTGCCGATGTAACCGCTATTTTCGCTGGGGCCGTGACCGTCAAGCCTGGCCGACCCTCTTTCACCATTGCAACCAAGGAGCAATAACAATGGCTTTCCTATCTCAATCTTTCGCGGTGGACGAACTGCCGCAAGGCTCTGGCGGTAACTTCGAACCGCTGCCTGCCGGGTGGTAT